CTTTCTCTGGGACGAACCGCAAGACGCCTACAGCGTGCGGCTGTTGTTAGTGTCGTTGCTGATCCAGTGCGGGCTATCGTCCGGCACCGGTGGGATAGCAGCGGAGGAGGTCGAGGTGTTCCCGAAGCAGGACCGCGTGCCGGCGAACGGCTACGGGTCTATGTTCATCCTGCCCCTGGCGGGCAAGTCGGTGCGGCTGGGGGTTAAAGATGTCGAGGTATGAAATTCTGCAGGGCGATTGCCTGGATGTCATGGGGTTGTGCATGGCCGACCAGAGCGTCGACGCGATCGTGACCGATCCGCCCTACGGCCTCGAATTCATGGGCAAGGATTGGGACCACGGCGTTCCCGGCGCGCACTTCTGGACCGAGGCGGTGCGCGTCGCCAAACCCGGCGCCTACCTACTCGCGTTCGGTGGCACGCGCACCCACCACCGCCTGACCTGCGCGATCGAGGACGCCGGCTGGAAGATCCGCGATTGCCTGATGTGGGTCTACGGCTCGGGATTCCCGAAAAGCAAGAACATCGAAGGCGGACGCGGAACCGCCCTCAAGCCGGCATGGGAGCCGATCATCCTTGCCCGTAAGGCGCTGGAGGGGACGGTCGAGCAGAACGCCGCGAAGTATGGGACCGGCGTGCTGAACATAGGCGCGTGCCGGGTTGGAATTGATGGTGGCACAACTCGCCGAAATGGCTCGAACGCAGGAAAACCGAGGAACACGCTACATGGAGGTAACTTCGGAGTTGAAAGTCTGGGTGCCGGCCGTTGGCCCGCCAACCTCATCCACGACGGTAGCGATGAAGTGCTCGCCGCCTTCCCGCAGGCACCCGGGCAACAGGGTCCAAGCATAGAGGACGGTAAACCGCAAGGTAACAACGTGTTCGGCAGCATGAAAAGAGGTGGCCCTCATCACGCGCCCCGTCTCGACACTGGCAGCGCCGCCCGTTTCTTCTACTGCGCCAAGGCGAGCAAGAAAGATCGGGAGGAAGGCTGTGAGGCCATGCCGCGCACCACCACCTCCGACGGCCGGGCGGTTGATATCGAGAACCCCTACCTGCGCACGAAAACAACCCGGAGGAACAGCCACCCCACGGTCAAGCCGACTGAGTTGATGCGCTACCTGTGCCGGCTGGTCACGCCGCCGGGTGGCCTGATCCTCGACCCGTTCACGGGGTCAGGCAGCACCGGCAAGGCGGCGCTGCTCGAAGGCTTCCGGTTTACCGGCATAGAGTTGAATCCCGAGTACATCGAAATAGCCCGCGCTCGCCTCGAGGCCGCCAGCAAATGATCCTCACCGAAATCCCCCGCCGCCTGGCCGATCGCTGGGCCTGGCCGATCTCCAAGCCGGTGCCGGTCGTCACGCCTCCACCGAAGCCCGAGCGCCCGATCCCCACCGCCGACCACGCCGAGCTCGAAGCCCTGCTCGCCAGCATCCCGAACGACGCCGAGAGTCTGGACTATGACCGGTGGCGCAACGTCATTTTCGCAATTCACCACGCCACCGAGGGCAGCGACGAGGGCCTGGCACTCGCCCACGAGTTCAGCGCGCGCAGCCCGAAGTACGACCCGGACTTTCTCGACTCGCGGGTATGGCCGTACATCACGAGCGACCGCGACAGTGCGATCACGATCGAGACGCTGCGGTTCATGGCTCGCCAGCACGAGGACCCGATGGACGACTTCGAAGTGCTGCCGGACTTACCACCCACGCCAACAGCAGAGGGCTTGCCCACGCGCTTCAAGGTACTGGACGAGGCCGAGATCCTGCAACGCCCGCGCCCGCGCTGGCTGGTCAAGGGTGTGATCCCGGACGCCGAGCTTGTAGTGCTCTACGGGCAGTCGACCGCGGGCAAGTCGTTCGTCGCGCTCGACCTGTTCGCCGCGGTGGCGCGCGGGGTGCCATGGCGCGGACTCAAGACCCAACAGCGCAGTGTCGTCTACCTGGCGGCCGAGGGGCAGGGGGGCTTCCGCAATCGCCTCGAGGCCTACCGCCAGCATCACAACGAAAGCTCAGGTCTGCGCGTCATCCTCGACGCGCCGAACTTCACGAAAGCCGCCGACCCGACCGCGGTCGGTGAGCAGATAATCGCCGCCGGCGGGGCCGGCGTTATTGTGGTGGATACGCTCGCGCAGGTTGCCCCAGGAGCCGACGAGAATAGCGCCGAGGACATGGGGCGCGTGCTGCTCGCATGCCGACACCTGCGCCGTGCCACGGGCGCCCTGATCGTACTCATTCACCACGCTGGCAAAGACCTCACCAAAGGCGCGCGGGGTTGGTCGGGCTTGAAGGCCGCGGCCGATGCCGAGATTGAAGTGAGCCGTCTCGATTCGCAGCGCTGGGTGCGCCTATCAAAATCCAAGGACGGCGAGGACGGGGCGGAATACCCGTTCCGGTTGTTGCCGGTCCTACTGGGCCAGGACGAGGACGGGGACGAGATCACAAGCTGCGTCATCGAACACATCACCCAGGCCGAGCGCGGGGCGCGGGCCGAGCCCAAGGGCAAGGTCGAGCGGGTGATCTGGCGCCTGGCACATGAGCTGGCCGAGATTGGGGACGCCTCGGTGCCGGTCGACGTGCTACTGACAGAGGCCGCCAGGGGGCTGTCGCACGACCCTCAAAAGGGGCGAGACCGGAGGCGGGAGGTCGCGAACCGGGCCCTGTTGAGCCTGGTTGAGGCGGGGACACTGAACGTCCTCGACAACGTTGTGACCATCCCGGAGGCCTGAGCGCATGCCACAACTACCACACCACGCCACAAGTGGCACATGTGGCATGTGGCAAAACCACCCCGAATTTGCCACATCTGCCACACACCCCTTTAGGGGTGTGGCAGTGTGGCAAGGGTGTGGTGTGGCAGGAAAGGCAACTTGCAGTTTTCTGCGTGCAAAATTTTACGAGTTGAGCCTGCCATGACCAGCCGAAAGAGTAACACGCAGAAAATTGCAAGTTCGGGCCCGCGCGGTCCGCTGCCCCCCAAGGTCGACCGCGTCCGAAGGCGCGCGTATGAGCGGGCCCGCGCTGAGCGCATCAAAGCCCTCAGGCATGACCACCCCCTCCCGACCTTGGTGCCGTGCGAAGTCGAGGGACGCGCCGGGTACTGGCGTGCGATTCACAGCAACGGCCTGATTCAAACCGTCCAAGGTACCCAGGCCGAAGCCCTGCGCAAGGTGCAGGCCGTGGTCGACAAGATGAACGCGTTTGAAGCCTGGTGCCGCCGGCGCCCAAAGAAGCAGCGCATCGAGTTGCTGTAGCCCCCTTTAGCACCTAGTGTCGGCGGGGTGGAGGCCACCCATGCCGCTCCTCGTGTTTCTTCTGCTGTGCCTGATCGGGTGCCAAACCGTCTCGCCATCCGAGCCGGTTGTCGTTGTGCCTGAGCAAGGTTTCGTCGACATCCGGGTGTTTATCTGCGCGACGCAACCCGAATTGGCCCACGGCGGGGCGGAGCTCTGGGGGCCGAATTGGCACTATGTGGAAATCCTGATCGAGTGCACCGAGGCATGACCCCCGAAGAAATCAGCCAACGTTACGAAGAGGCACTCGCGGCCCTCCCGTTGCAGCAGCAGACTTTCGTCAGAGAGCTGCTCGCCGACCCGGAGCATCGCCAGGGGCTCGCGTATCAGCGCGCCTACAACTGCTCGGAGGTGACTTCCCATGCCGCGGCCAGTCGGCTCGTGCTGAAAGAGCCGCGCATTGGGGTAGCGATTCAGGCGGGCATGGCCGTGCTCGGGCACAAGCTCGACATCACCGCCGAACGCGTGTTGAACGAGATCGCGAAGCTCGCCTTTGCCAACCTCGCCGACTACATCACGGTTCAGGCTGACGGAGACGCATTTGTGGATCTGTCCGCACTCACTCGCGAACAAGCCGCCGCGATCGCCGAGATCGTCGTCGACGAGTATGTCGAGGGCAGAGGCGAGGATGCGCGTGACGTGAAGCGAGTCAAGATCAAACTGGCCGACAAGGGGCAGAACCTCGAGCGCCTCGGCCGCCACCTCAAGCTCTTCACCGACAAGCTCGAAGTCGGTGTCTCTGAGCAGCTAGCCGAGCGCATTCGCGCCGCCCGGGAAAATGCAAACCGCGATCTCCTCGGGTAATGCCGAGGCCGTGCTCGCCACGGACATCGGCCGCTTCACACATGACCCGCTCGGGTTCGTGCTCTACGCGTTTCCCTGGGGGCAGGGCGAACTCGCGAACGAGCGCGGCCCGCGTGCGTGGCAATACGAGGTGCTCGACGAGATCGGGCAGAAACTCCGCGCCGGCGAGCTGGTGGGTGTTGCTGATGTCATCCGCGAGGCAACCGCGTCCGGCCACGGTATCGGCAAGTCGGCGCTGGTGGCCTGGATTATCCTCTGGGCGCTGTCGACCTTCGAGGACACGCGCGGGATTGTAACCGCGAACACCGAGACCCAGCTCAAGACGAAGACCTGGGCCGAACTCGCTAAGTGGCATCGGTTGTCGATCACTCGCCACTGGTTCGAATTCACCGCGACCGCGCTCTACGCCGCCGACAAACGCCACGAGAAGACCTGGCGCGTGGATATGATCGCCTGGTCGGAGACGAACACCGAGGCGTTCGCCGGTCTGCACAACATCGGCAAGCGTGTGTTTCTGATCTTCGACGAGGCGAGCGCGATCCCCGATGCGATCTGGGAAGTGGCCGAGGGTGCGCTCACCGACGAGAACACCGAGATCCTCTGGTTCGTGTTCGGGAACCCGACGCGTAACACCGGCCGGTTCCGCGAGTGCTTTGGTCGCTTGCGGCATCGCTGGGTGGTGCGGCAGATCGACTCGCGCACGGTCGAGGGCACGAACCGCAGACAGATCGACGAGTGGATTCAGGACTACGGCGAGGACTCGGACTTCGTGCGCGT